AAGCTTGGATTCCTGCCGACTGTTAGCGGAAAGCTGGACAAGCATATCTTTCTTCATATCCAGAGTGTTACAGATGCCCTTGGCATACCCATAAGACTCACGGAGACGACGAATTTCAGCAGAGAAGTTCTGAGACTCCTCAAGAGAGTTTACGTAATCCTCACCAGCGACAGCAGTGAGCTTGGAACCTTCGGCACGCTTCTCAGAACGTGCGGTGGCCTTGAAGGCATCAAAGGTCTCTTCGACATCATCGAGCATTCGCTTGATTCGGATCATGATGCCATAATAATAGGCATACACGGTCGGAATTTCACACATTTGATTAGAAACCTGCGTAGGGTCGCTAGCAAGGCGACCAGTATGAAGGCAGATTTCATCATAAATCGAACGAGTGAGTCGAGGCTCACCGTCAATGTGTTGTACTTCGATAAAGCTAGGCATAGATCGTTGCGAATAGTTTTGGGTTGAGGTGGTGAAAGGTCATTGTCTGCTTCGACAATGCTACCACCAGTTGTTCGTTCGTCAAGAACATCCTTTGCGAATCGAAGTTCTTTTCGTCCAAACCTGCTCCTTCGAGCATACAGTGGTAGATCTCATGAATTATAGTCTCTCGTGCGTCAATATCATCAAGAGCCATTTCTAATTTAATTTTGCGCTCCTCCCAAAGGCAGACACCATCGACTTTTTGATCATCTTGCTGAAGGTCCGAGTGAAGCTCGAAGGTGAAAGTAGCCCACCCTAAATTTACCTCACCGATCTCCTTGTCGATAAGTTTATTGTAGATGTGCTTCTTATCCTTGATAAAAGGAAATTCACTCGGCTTGTTGTTCTTCATGAGAAGGCTCCCTCATCTGCAAGGTTGAGTAGTCAATTGCTACATTGATTAGATAGTGCTGCTTAGAGTCACGAGCCTTCATAACATACACTCTCATCGCACCCTCATCATACTCCTCTTGAGTTTGGTTCAGAGAGATAACCCAGTCAGCAGGGCGAATCTTCCCATAAGAATCACCAAGCTCTGCATCTGTAATGATGGGGACACGACGGGCCTGACGGTTAGTCTGGGATGCCGTCCAGATTAGGCAGTTATGCTCTACTCCCAAGCCTCGAAGCTCTTCAGCAATACGCTGTTGTGCCTGATACTCAGAATCGATAAGTCTATTGGGCCTAAGAAGCTCCAAGTAGTCCACGATCAAAATATCTGGGGTGAAGTCTTTATGGAGCTTAAGCTGAACCAACAAGGAGCGTAGCTGATTGACGTTGCAAGCGCCGGTAGGGAACTCCTTAATCATAAGTCTACCCTGGGTCTTGGACTTCACTTCACCAAGACGCTGCTTGAGCGTGAGTTGCCCCAAAGAAGTTTTCAGGTTCCTAATCTCTGTAATTACAGAGTCAAACCTTCCTGCAATCTTGTCTTCACTCATCTCCAAGGAGACATAGAGAACATTCTTCCCTTGGAGAAGATTAGTCGCCCCTTGGTTGACAAGGTAAAGCGACTTACCAACGCCAGGGGGAGCAACCACCATGGCGAGTTCCTTTGCAGACAAACCTCCTTCAAGGTTACGGTTGTGCGTATTAAAAACTGTCGGGATCCTATCACTTCGATCTTCCTGGTAGGATCTAGCGATCCGTTCCACGATGTCACTGAAGTAGTCTTGACCAACATCAATGTTGCGGTTGACCAGGAGGGCCGTCTTTACAAGCTCCTCCACTTGACCGATATCACCCTCCTTGTTCAGGATAGCAACAGCCTTACGAATGGCTGACTCCATTGCCCTTTGGCGAGCAAACTCTTCAACCGTATCGAGAATGAACTCTCGATCACCCAGGCACGACTTGTCAAACCCATTAATGTCTGCGAGAGTGCTCTCGTAGTCGATACCCTCGGAGGTCGCGCCGGAGACACAAGTGCCAATGAAGTCTACAAGAGCTACATCGGACGGGATCTTGCGGTATTTTTCGTAGTAGTCTCGTACGCCTACAAAGATATTCTTATAGGCGGGGAAGTCGAAGAATTCTGGCTTGAGGAGCGGCACAATCTCGGAGAAGAACTCAAGATCATGCTTTAGAAGGTACAAACACCCCTTCTTGGTGTTGTCAGAAATGTGGTAGGGCATACTATATAATAGGGTTCCAGAGTCAGAATTAACGCTTCTTTCTGCGAGAAGCTTTACCTATGGTACCATCTCTGGTTGCCTGAATGTTAGCCTTTTTAAGATTTTCTCTGTTTTGGGTTGCTTGCTCTGGGGACACTCTTTTAATTTTGCCTTCACGTTCTAAAACTTTAAAGTTAGGGACAACACGTTTGTAGTGTTCATGTCCTGTTTGGATTCTTTCTTTAATTGCTTCAGAAGATTCCTTATAGAATTTATCTGCTTGCTTTTTATCCATACCTTCATGAGCAAACCTCATGCGCTCTTTCTTTGCATGGTATGAGTTCCTTCCGTGCTTGATGTCTGGAGCACTATCGACTAATCGATCTGCCACATCACCACAATTATTACACTTCACCATATCGGGTGGCATCTCGCCATACTTTACTTCTTCATAGACTTCATAGTCTCTAGGGTCGTCCCAGTCAGGAAGAGCATCAATCTCTTCCTGACTCAGGCTACTAACTAAAACTTGCTCAGTGAAAACATCGTCCACCAAAGGAATGTGACGCAATTCTTCTGTGTCACATTCCGTGCAGTAATAATTGTAGTAAGGCATTAGGCCCCACACTCCCCGCCAATCTTGCAGGCTTCAACCGCCATTTCAGTTTCAGCCTGTTCAGAAGCGATAAGTTCTTTGGCCTTGGCGATGTTCTCATCAGTCGGAGACAGAGCCTCCAACGGCTCCATGCCCTTCGACCCTGCGCGGTAGACTGTCATGCCCTTAAGGTAAGGAGCATACTTGAGAGCCATCTTAGACACTACCTCATGGCTTGCATCGTTAGGCAGGTTGATAGTCTTGCTGATGGCGTTATCAACATACTTTTGAATGCAAGCTTGAACTGCCATGTGTTGTTCAGGAGTGATATCGTAAGCACCTACAATGTGACGACCATTGCTACCCTTCATCAACTCTTCCTTGAAAAGCGGATCAAGAACGAGAGTAGACTTCCAAGTGTTGCCTTCACGGTAACGACGGTTATACATCGGAGCAAAGATCGGCTCAATACCAGTCGATGCACTATGCACCATCGAGATCGTTCCCGTAGGAGCAGCCGTGAGCATCACAGCGTTGCGAATACCATGCTCCTTAATAAGCATTCGAATGCGAGCAGGAAGGGTCTTGGCGAACTCTTCATTCAGGTATTTGCGAGCGTTAAACTCAGGGAACGAGCCACGCTCACGAGCAATGTAAACCGACGCAAGGTAAGACTCGTTACGAATCGTGGTGTAGAGTCGATCAATGAACTCGATGCACTTGTCTGTACCGTACTTGATGCCAAGCTTGATGAGCATGTGGTGCAAGCCCATCGTGCCCAAACCAATACGACGCGAACGATCACCCGCAATCTTGCACTCCTCAATCGGGTAGTGGTTTGCAGTCAACGTGTTGTCGAGGAATCGAATACCAGTGCGAATAGTTCTGGCCAGTCGGTTCCAATCCAAATCGCTACCATCTTCATTCACCATGTTGGAAAGATTAACGTGACCCAGACAGCAGTTAGCATACGAGTCCAACGGAATCTCACCACAAGGGTTAGTGGCGTTCATGCGAAGGAAGTAGGACATGTTGGTGTAACGGTTCGTCAGCGACAGGTTAAAGATACCCGGCTCGCCAGACTTCACCGCATTTTCCCACAGTCGGTTCCACAGATCAATAGCCTTGAACTGGACTTCCTGAACATCTTCAAACTGATCATCCCAGCCACGAAGGTGGTGTTGCTTTGCACGACCGAGAGCATCCTCTTCAGACAGTGCAACAATGTTGATGATCTCACTGTGCCCATCACTGGAGATTCTGTTTGCCGAGTAAACCTTATAGTCTCTGTTACCAAACTTAAACTCCCAAGTGTCATCGTTCTCACAAGCTTCAATAAACTTATCAGTGATCGCCACCGAGATGTTGAAGTTGGTTAGCTGAGAAAGATCCAGCTTAATGTGCAGAAAATCAAGTAGATCAGGGTGATCCACGTTAAGTTCTGCCATAAGTGCTGTTCGTCTGTTTTTACCTGCTTTAACATGATTTCCTACCTCGTTAATCATTTGCATCACCGACACAGAGCCAGGGGCAGAGTTCTTCACGTTACCGATGTCATCGCCCTTC